CATCTAATGAGGGATAGTTAAACTGAACTCCCACCTCTTCGGTTACCATTACTATTCTATCTAAATCTAAACCTTTCAGTTCAATCTCTTCTAAATTAAGATTAACTGGAATTGTGTGTCCACAATCTTTAGCCTCACAAGTAAATTTTAATTCTACTGATTCTCCTACTGATTTAGCTCTTAATTTTAAGAATAAGAATTCTAAATCAAAGGTTGTTAAATCATTTACTGCTATATCATCATATACACAAGAACGAATAACGTCCTTTAATGACCTAACTATGAGGGCCTCATCTTTAGATTCTAATGCAACCATTAATATCTTTTCTTCTTTTACTAAGAATGGTCGATATTGAACCTTCACATTCATACTTGGAATTGTTACCTCATACCTTGAGGAATTTACAATTGGTAGTGCCATAATATTTTATTCTCCTATAATATAATTATGTTAATACATCTAGTGCGGTACTGATTCCAGATAATCCGGATTCAACTGAACCTTCTAGTTTATATTTATCATATGAAAATGTCACCGTAAAACTTCCAATATCTTCCGAATCATTCGAATATTCAATTGGAGAAATAGTTATTGGGTAAGCATTTTCTAATTTTGCTCCATAGACAACTTTATTATCCATATTTAATTGTTGAATAACAACATCGGTTGTATATTCATTCTTGTAGCTTAAAGTATATGTTTGGTCATTGATAATAGCTTGTGACCAATCATCAAACATCTTCTTCATATACATATCATTTGTAAGTAAGAAGGTCATTTCAATATCTTCATCAATAAAACCATAAACCATTTTCACTGCTTGTTTATGCATTTGAATCTCATCAGTACTAAAAGACCTGCCTGGAATATTAGCTGAGGTACATAACATTGATATGTCACGAGGGTCATTAATAAGACTTTTTGCATTAATTCCTTCACCAGAGATTAAACTAGTAAAGATTGCCTGTGGGTCTATATTAAATAAACTCTGTTGTGGTGGTGTAAACATAACTTTAAATCTATTTGCCTTTGCAAGACCACCACGTTTACCTATTGTAGATTTTAATTTATCTATATTCATTTATGTCTGTCTCGCTATTTTAATTGAATCTGCCCATATCTTGGACTTCTGACTCTTCTTAAATTGTTCTGTTGGTAAGAATATTGCTATTTCCCATTCACTCATCGGTACTCTTACCATTCTTGATTTAACATGATTACTCAGATACATTTTAAGACACGGTCTGAACTCTTTATATTTCCTAGTACTAGAAATTAAATCATAACGTGCTTTCATTAATCTTGATTTATCAGTAATTTTTCCTGGAGATAGTTTCATCAATTCATCTAAAAACTTTGCACGGATATCGGGTCTTAGGTAATGTAAATTTAATCCTAAAAAACCACCCTTTCTTTGTTCAATTAAAAGTACTAAAGGGAATCTATCATAATAGGGTAAAGTCTTTTTATGTTTAGGGTCATAGAAGTACATATACATTGAACCTCTCAACTCTCGTGTAGTGGGTTCTAATGCATCATCTTTTAGTAACGCGCTTCTTGCAGGTGTTTTCATATCCTCAATTTTATTACGAAACCACTTCTGGGACTGCTTAGTCCTAGCAGTAATACCAGCCTTAAATGCCTGGGCCTGTAATGTATCGAATAATGATGCCATAAACTTTTTCTCCTGTATAACTATTTATATCAACTTTTCAGTAGTTTGATACCTAGATTGCCTAAAGTATCTTCGGTCCATACTTGAAACTTCCAACCTTTATGGTCTGCATATTGTTGTGCTGCTTCCCATTTAGATTGATTCTTAATGTATGTCATAACCTCATTAATATATCTTTTAGTTTTACGAGAGGGCTTCTTTGGGGGTGATGTTTCTTTCTTTGGTTTAATTTCAACCAATATGATTTCTTTATTGTCTAATTCTATTAGTAAGTCTACATAATATCTGTGCAGCTTGTTATCGGTCTTACACTTATAGGGAATAACTATCTCTTCACTATTCCATCTTTTTACTTTAGGATTACTTTCACACCACTTAAATGCCTGTCTTTCCCATAATGAACGATAAACTACACTGGATGCATCACCCAGATATTTATCTTTACGTTTAATTGTATATTTCCCTCTATAAGCCATTATAAATACTCTATATGTTAGTTAATAATATAAGTATTTATACGGAGTAAAAGTATGGCAAATATAACCTTTCCCACAGAGATAAGCTTATCTATTGAAAAAGATGCCAGTTTCGTTAGGATTGAAATAATTAATAAAAGTGGAGACATTATCAGTGAAGAAGATGGAACCATAAATATGTTTATCCCTAATGGTTTTCAAATGGAAGATAGTGCCAATTTTGGAACAATGAATTTTGGTACTATTGATGCCGTAAAGAAATTTGCAGGACAATATGGATCTGATCCCGAAGCAGCCAAGGCGAAGGCTACGGCAAGTTCTGGAGAATCACTGGCTATTGGAGCAGCAGTAATTAATAAATTATTTGCAGGTGCTGGTGATGGAGCTACTATGGCCGCTGCAAATGCAGGTGTAGTTTTAAATAGTAAAGCTACTGCAACATTTGAAGATATGGGTATTAGAACTTTCTCATTTAATTTTAAAATGGTTCCTAGTAATAAAGAAGATAGTGATGTTATGAAAAAGATTGAAAAGACTTTTAGGAAATATATGTATCCTGAAATTATAGGAAATGTAGCAGTGTCATACCCTCCAAGATTTAAGGTTGCTTTTCATAGGGGCAAGAAGATTGATAATTACATGCCTATGATGCATGAGGCATATTTAACAGGCTTATCTTCAACTTATAATGAAAATAGTAATATGTTTTACCACACCGGCGCTCCTACAGATACAACACTTTCTTTAACATTCCAAGAAACTAGACAGTTAACAAGGGAAGATATTAATAAAATGGAAAGTATAAGAGATGATTCCCAACAAGAAACTGAGGATGCATAATGAATTATTTTAAATTTTTTCCTAAAATAGAATACGATATTAATAGAACAGGTACTACACAAGATATTGTTGATATCTACAGACAGGTTAGGCCTATTGGTGATAGACTTGACGAACAGTATACCTATACTACCTATGATGTTCAAGATGGTGAAAGACCAGACATTGTTTCTCAAAGATTATATGGAACTACAAAATACTATTGGACATTTTTTGTAGTAAATGATTTTTTACATGATGGTTATAAACTTTGGCCTATGAGTACCAGAATGTTGGAAGATTATATAGAAAAAGAATTTAATGGATGGGCAGTAGCAAGTAATCCAAGACCCAATACAGATTCAGATGGAATTGTAATAGGTCATACTGATTCTATTGCAGGAAGATTTGAATTGGGTGAAACTATTACTGGTGGAACCTCAGGTGCCACAGGTACTCTAATCAAGAAAGATATAGATAAGAACCAATTAATTATTCAAGATACTACAGGTTCATTTATAGGTGATGGTAATACATTCGAAATTATAACTGGTGGTACTTCAAACGATTCAGTACAATCATACAGGGCTTGGAAATATGCAGAGGCACCACATAGATATTATAAAAATGTCATAGATGCAAATGGTGTTACTTACCAAAGAGAATTTTCTAATATAGTATTTACAGAATCACCCGATGCAGTAAATACAAGTAATAACAATAATACTATTACTAATGAATACGAAGCCTTATATGCTAATAGAGAAGGCCTTGTTGATGAAACAAACATTCCTCAAAGGGCTCAACTAGCAGAAGCAGATGCCACAGGAGCATCAGAGAATGGTTTACAATATATAAGTAATAGACAACACATAATTGCTCTTAACGACCAAAGGTCTAAATTAAGAGTAATCAGACCAGAAAATATAGAGCAGTTTTACAACGACTATTTGGAATTAATTAATGAGTGAAGAATTAAACCCTGGGTTAGGTAAACTTGGTAATGTAGTAGAGGGCACAGAAGTTGCTTCTACTCCTACTGGCTATAGAATAGCTAGGTGTAAACTAACTCGACATGATTATGTTAATAAAAAAGATGCTGACCTTGCAAATGAAATATCAGACCTCATTGCATATTTTAATATAAAAGAAGATTTAGGCAATCCTCAAATAGAAGTTAGAATTGCAATAGGTGATACTGTAAACTTTATTGGTGATGCAAAATTATCTGGTGATGAAAAAATTGAACTAGTAGTGCAAAAGAATCTACCTGATAGTCTTAAAGGAGACCAACTAGTTCGTGAAATAAAATTAAATTTAAGAATTATAGAAATACAAAATTTTACAAGAGTAAAGCCTGGTTTAACTACTTATATTTTAAATTGTGTTTCAGAATATGTAGATTATTCTAATAAGAAAACTATAAAGAATGCATTTAATGGTAATGTGGGAACTCTTATAAAAAACATTGCAACAAATGAACTAGATATAAAAGAAAATAAAATTGATATTCAAGAGAATGGAGTTAATATAATAAAAGGAATATATCCTAATTTAAAACCATTAAATGCTATGAGATGGTTAAAGGAATATTCTTCAGACAGTAATTCTCCTATGTTTTTATATCAAACTAATGATGGAGTATTAAGATTTAAATCACTAGATAAAATGATTGAAGATTCTAAGTCATACCAAGATTATTTTACATACGAATATAGGCCATTTATTAACTTACCTTTTAAACAAGCAGATGATGATAGCTATGAACAAGAAAGAACTTATGTAAGGGCACTTTCATCTACTGCAGGTTTCTCTAAATTCATTGCTGCAATGGAAGGTGCAATGGCATCCAAGACTTTAACTTTGGATATTGCCACTAAAGATTTTAAAGAAAATGAACAATATAAGTTTACAAAGGGTGCCCTAGAATCTGAAAAGTCATATACAGCAGATAAAAATTATGGTTATGAAGATAGCTTTGATAGTAAGACTTATCATATTTCTAAAAACTCTAAAGCTTATGGTGATGATTTAAATATTATGCAAGAACTTAATAGAAATTATATTCATGGAAGAATTGCATCATTAAAGTCATATCAGCATTCAATTATATTGCCAGGTGATTTTTCAATTAGAGTGGGTCAGTTAATTAACTTAAAGGTAAATCACTCAGGTCATAATGAGGAAGACCGTAAAATTAAAGATGAATTTACAAGTGGCAAATATTTAATTATTAATATAGAACATGAATTTAAAAATCAGTATTTACAAACTGTAACTATAGTGAGAGATTCTAGGCCTAAAGAAATTCAAGGGGTGGATAAATAATGAAAGATGAATTTAAAGGTGGCATTTTTACTTGGTTTACTGGTATAGTAGAAGATGTAAAAGACCCAGAAAATCTCAATAGAGTAAAGGTTAGGTGTCTAGGTTTTTATGCTAGTGAAATTGAAGTTAAAGATTTACCATGGGCAACTGTTATGATGCCAACAACTTCTGCGTCTATAAAAGGTGTAGGTGGTAACCATCACTTGGAAATAGGTTCATGGGTAGTAGGATTCTTTAGAGATGGTAACTCAGCACAAGACCCTTTAGTTATGGGTTCTATTGCGACACAAACTGACGGCGTAAAAGATGTTCCTACAGGTTCTTCTATTACTAATAAAGTTTATAATTCTAAAGCAGGACATAAGATAGAATTAGAAAATAAATCAGGAGACGAAACTATTACAGTTACACATGCAAAAGGTGCAGTAATAACGATTGATAAAGATAGTAATTTATCTATCACTAATAATGGTACTACTGCATTAACTTCCGCGGGTGCCATAACAATAACATCTGCCATTAAGACTACGGTTGTATAATGACTGCTCCTTCGTTATCATTACCTCCTTTTGAATGTGAAGCTACTTTACTTCCAAAACCTGCAAATCTTTCTAACCTTTTCGGTGGTCTTGCAGCATATCCAGAAAAATTAAAAGCACTAGCAGTTACTACTGCGAAAGACGAAGCTGCAGAATATATTAAAATTGCAGAAGATATACAATCGCAGTTAGATAGTTTAAGGCCGTTACTTGATAAGTATGATCCAAAGAATGTAAAGTTTAGGTCACCAGAAAAAGAATGGGATATTATGGTAACTCGGTTAACTACCGAATATCCTATGTATGTACAGACTGAAATTCTAGCATTAATTAAAACTTTAGTACCGATTGATTTTAATATCACTGTTATGGGTATTACTTTTGATATAGTAGAGGTGTTTACTGATCCATCATCTATAAAAGAATCTATAAAAGAAGAAGCAGATAGACTATATGAAATGTTACCAGATGCATATAAGAATTATGAGAAGTTTGAAACAAAAGAATTAAAAGCTGATGCAGTATGGAACTATATTAGAACAGAAATGAAAAAGAAAATGAATCTATTAATACATGGTGGATTCGGTGCTCTTATTAGTGCCTTTCAGGAGATATGGGATACATTAGGATTACCTGCATTACCGGCACTACAAGTAATTGATGTTGAAGCATTAGTAAAAGATAAGACTGCGGCAGAACTTAAAGCAGTATCTGTCTTTGGTTTTACTTTAGAAGATTTATTAGGGGGTGAAATAACTAATAATCTACAGATAGATGACTATGATAAAGAAAGATTAAAAGAAAAAGCAAGACAATTTGCAGAAGAGTGGCAAACATACTTACTTAAAGAATGGATGCAAACTGTGACTAAATTCTTTTCTGCTATAGGACTTGGGGCCCTAACACAGTGGACTTCATTTAATTTCTGTCAGTTTTTAACTCTGATAGGATTTAATCCTGTTACACTAACATTGCCATCCTCTATAAATACAGTAACTCCAGCAGCAGGATTAACTTTACCGACTCTGCAAGAAGTTAGTAATGATACTTCTGGTTTATATGAATTTACTACAGTACTTAATCAAACCGAATATGGAACTACAGGAGGAAGTGGCGAGGTATTTTTAGACGGTGTTAAGTTGGCAACAAATAAATACACTCATAATTCTACTAGTGTAACACTTACTGACCAGCCTATAGCCGACAAGATATTATTGGTTATTGAATAATTCTTTAACTAAGCCCTTATAAATAACTATATGAGTATACACGATATGTCAAATAGTAGAACAAATCCATCTGATAAAACAGGTGGTTCTAATAATATAGCTCGAAAAAAGGGCCATGCTGATTTAGATTTAACTTTGGCAGTTCATCCATATAGAAAAGATATAATGCCGTTAAGAGATGATAGAGCTATCAGGAATTCATTGAAGAATCTACTCTTAACAGATTCCTTTGAAAGGCCTTTTCAGCCAGATTTAGGTGCCAATCTTAGAGGGTTACTTTTTGAGCCCATGGGAGTCTTAACTGAACTATCAATAACTAGTCAGATTAAATCAGTAATTAGGAAAGAAAGTAGAGTAGAAATTCTAAATGTAAATGTAAAAGGTAATGAAAATAAAAATAGATACGACATTACTATAAAATTTAAAATAAAAGAGAATAATCAAATAGATAAGTTTGACATTTCTCTAAGAAGATTAAGGTAATAATATGGCTAGTAATTTAAATGTAACCGAACTAGATTTCGACCAAATCAAAGATAACTTAAAAAATTATCTAAAAAATCAATCTCAGTTTAATGATTTTAACTTTGAAGGAAGTAGTCTTAATGTACTGCTTGATGTTCTTGCATATAATACACATTATAATGCAATGGCCGCTCACTATGCATTAAATGAAGCATTCTTAGATTCTGCTCAGATTAGAGGTAATGTAGTTACTCGTGCTAAACTTTTAGGTTATACTCCAAGAAGTATCCTTGCATCTAGGGCAACAGTAAATATTGTAATTGATGCAACTAATGAAAGTTCTAAGCCTGAAACTTTAATACTTAAAAGAGGGACTAAACTTAGGTCACAATTAAGTGGAATCAAGTATGATTTTGCACTTCTTAATAATGAATCTGCTAACCTTGATGCAGTAACTAACAAATATACTTTTAGTAATATTAGTATTGTTCAAGGTGTTCTTAAAAGTCTACTCTATAGAGTTGATAATGATATTGATAATCAGAAATTTCAACTTGCAGATACTGATGCAGATACAAGCACATTAAGAGTAAGAGTACAAGACAATGAAAAATCAACCTCTTACAATATTTATACAAGATTCGAATCACTACTAAATGTAGATTCTAAAGCTCAAGTATATTATCTACAAGAAAATCCAGGTGGTAGATATGAAGTTTACTTTGGAGATGGTATTACTGGTAAGAAACCAGTTAATGATAATATTGTAACTTTGGATTATATTTATACAGATGGTGAAGAAGCTAATGGAGCAAGTACTTTTATATTTAATGATACTATCCCTCAACTTACTGGGTCATTTACTAATGCTATTACAACTGTAAGTAATGCATCAGGTGGTAATGAACCAGAAACAATAGAGTCAATCAGATTTAATGCTCCTCTTACATTTACTGCACAAAATAGAGCAGTTACTGCAGAAGATTATAGGTCTATTATTCTAAAAGGATTTGCAAACATTTCTTCTATTGCTACATGGGGTGGAGAAGATAACGACCCTGCAGATTTCGGAACGGTCTATATTGCAATTAAACCTCTTACAGCACCCACACTTACAGCAACAGAAAAACTCGCGATTAAAGATACTGTACTGAAAGGTAAAAATATTGTTTCTATTACTCCAGAAATTGTAGACCCTAACTTTACTAATTTGGAATTAGATGTATTCTTTAAGTACAATCCAAACATTACTGATAGAACTAGTGTTGAACTACAGAATGTGGTAAGAGATGTTATTTCGGATTATAATTTTAACAACTTAAATAAGTTTGATGGAGTCTTCAGACATTCTCAACTCTTAAAATTAATTGATTCAGCAGACCCTTCTATTCTTAACTCAACTATTAGACCTTATATGTATCAGAATATTTCTGCAGGAACTACAGCAGTAGATAATGTATTTAACTTATCCTTTGCTGCTCCTTTATATGAGTCAGGTGACTCAAGTAATTTCTTAATTAGTTCAAATGCATTTAAATTGGTTCCAGGCGGTGTAGACCATTTCTTTGGTGATATTCCAATTACGGGGTCTAGTAATAGACAAGTTATGGTTTATAAAGTAGTGGATGGAAATAATATTACTGTTATAAATGATGCAGGACTTATTACTCCATCATCTGGTAAAATTTCATTAAATAACTTTACTACATCTGCATCAGGTACTTCTATTAAAATTACTGCTATTCCAAACTCACTAGATATAGCGCCTAAAAGAGACCAGTTAATTAATATAGACCAATCATTTGTAAATATTACTGCACAAGTAGATACTATTTCTACAGCAGGTTCATCAGGCTTAATAGACTATTCAGTTAATTCTAGGTTAAGATAATATGTCAATAGATAATAATTCACCAGGATTTATAGAATCGGTATTCTCCTCTAAGAGAAAATCTAAGGAAGATTTGCAGGTAAAACAATTATTACCTGATGGAATCTTAGATAATATTGATACTACCAGCAACGTTGGTATTCAAAAACTCTTGGAATCATATTATGAGTTTATGAATATGAACGAGTTTATATATCAAACTACGGAATCGTTTTCAGATAGAATATTAGATGGTCAGGCAGTCTTTAGATATCCAGACCTAGACTCTAATGGTAATGAATTCTTTTCTGACCATGATGGTGCTAATAGCACACTAGTATTAGATGATGATACAGTAATAACACTAAGTAACACAAACGTACAAATATCTAATGGTAATGAACTCCCAGGTTCTCTTGCAAAAAGCACAGTAGAAATTGGTAAGACTTTTACTGTTAGTGGTTTAGCAAGCCATAATACTAAGACTGCTAAACTTACAACCACGATTAAAAATTGGGTAGGCCCAGGGCCATCTTATGTACTTAATGCATTAGAAGATGCAATGGATATTGATAAGAACTTAGATGATGCCAAAGACCCTACTAATGAATATCTAAATTTTATGCAGAAAGAGATTGCTGCTATTATACCAAGAGATATCTCAGTTAATAAAGCGACACTTTACAAAAGAATTATTGATTTTTATAAAGTAAGAGGTAGCCAAGATTCTATTGCTACATTCTTCAGACTCTTCTTTGAAGATGAAGTAGAAGTAACAAGACCTTGGGATAATACTCTTATACCTTCTTCTGGAGATTGGGACTCTGATGCTAATCAGTTTATCTCTACTAAAGGTTTTATATCTGAAAAGAAAATTAGATTACAAGACAGTTATAGATATCAGAAGTATAGTTATCTTATTAAGACAGGTAGAAATATTGAAGATTGGGATAGTGTATTTAATAGATTAGTTCACCCTGCAGGATTTATATTCTTCGGTGAAATTTTAATTTTATTACAATTAACCAGAACAGTATTTGGTGATAGTAATAAAGGCGTTACTGTACAGACTAAAAATCCAGAAACTGGACAGTTGGTAAATCAACTAGTAAATGCATATGGTGCAACTAGAGTTAATAGATTTACATTATCATCTATGCCAGGTATTCAGCCAGGATTAATTGGTGCAGAAGATATACCATTATTAGTAGAGGCCTTTGCTTCTATATTTACTCCTACTGCAGAAGCTAGGATTAGTCGTAATGCGGTTCTTTCTGCACAGATTACTAATGGTAAAATTAGTTCAGTACAAGTTATTAATCCAGGATTTGGTTTTAGTTCTGTTCCTGCTGTTACAATTGCAGAGGGTGGAAATGCTACATTAACTCCAGTTCTTAATGCTCTAGGAGAGATAGAGTCTGTTACTATAAGTGGAACAAATACTGGTTATACATCTGCGTCTCTAGCAGTAGCAGCCAATAGTGGTGTTGGTACGGTTACAAAACTTACCTTCCCTACCGAATCAGTATCTCTTAGACAATATCGTAGGCCGCCTGTTATAAAGATAGGGCAACCAACAGCAACAGATGCTGACGGAGTTCCATTAAGTACTAATGTACAGGCCACAGCACAGTTTAATCTTGCAGCAACTGGTGTAGAAAGAGTGGGTATTATATCTGGTGGTGCTGGATATACTTCAAGACCTACTGTAACTTTCTCTGCACCGACAAGTGGTGTAACTGCATTAGGTTATGCACTAATAAATGACCTAGGTGATGTAGACGGAGTTGTTATAACAAATCAAGGCAGTGGATATACTCAACCACCTACAATAACATTTAGTGGTGGCGGTGGAAGTAATGCTGTAGGTGAAGTATTTATGCTACCTGCAGGAATAACTACTATAAGTATTACTAATGCTGGTAACGGTTATGTATTAGACCCATCAGTAACTTTAGGTTCTACTACAGTTTCAGAATATAGAGCTAAGGATATTAAGATGATACTCAAAGTATTGCTTAATGACTTAAATCAAACAAGACTAAATAACTATTATAATAGTAAAGGTAATAGTTTTTATGAGAGTGATAAGCTCTTTAATAGTAACTTTACAATAGAACAATTAGGTTCTCAAATCATACAAAACAAATATAAAAACACTATAAATAGTTATAACAATAGTAGTTTTATAAACTTAGATTAACATAAACATAGGAAAGAATTATGGCAGCAATTATTACAACCCCTTTTAGAGTTCTCAATGCAGAGAATTTCAAGGAAGATGTCACAGGCTCCAGTGTTTATTTGGCCATCGGTAAATCAGATGTTTGGTCGAATGCCACTTCCGACCTGACTGACACTACTCCTTTCGTCCCTGGAGACCACATTGATGATACCAATGAGTCATTCCAGCAAATACTTGGTATGAAGAAAGTCACATCTAGTGATATTTCTCATGTTATACCCAGATATAATTATGATGACGGACAAACTTACGTAGCATGGGATTCGAATGATTCCGATATCTTTGATGAAAGATTTTATGTTGTTACAAGGTCTGAATTTAAAGTTTATAAATGTATTAAGGCAGGTGATTCAGTAACATCAGTACAGCCAGTTCATACAGGAGTTGACCCAGTTACTTTAGGTGACGGATATACATGGAAATATATGTATACTATTACTACTGCAGATTCAGAAAAGTTTTTAACTAATTCATATATGCCAGTAAAAACATTGGCAATGGCCCCAACTCTTGCAAATACAAGTGTAGATTTTCCACAACAGTCATCGCAAATTGGTTCCAGAGATTCTGCAACTGCCGCAGGTATTGAAAGAATCGAAGTTACAGCCGCAGGTACAGGATATTCTTCTAAACCAACAGTAACTATTTCGGGTGATGGTACAGGTGCAACAGTTAGTGCTGCACAAGTAACAATGGCAGGTTCTGGTTCGAACCAAACTGTTGCAAGTATTGCTGTTACTGCTAAAGGAACCGATTATACCATTGCTGATATAGTAATTTCTGGTGGTGGTGGCTCAGGTGCTACTGCAAGAGCAGTCATTTCACCTTCTTCAGGTCATGGAGTTGACCCAGTAAGAGAACTAGGTGCCTTCTATATTGCACTTAATGCTCAATTAGATTCAGCAGAAGGTGGTGACTTAACTGTAGGTAATGATTTTAGACAGATCGGTATTATTAAGAATCCTTTTAAGAGAGCAACAAATACAGATAGTGGTCATACATCAGAAGCTAATGGAGCAGCAACTTCAACAATTGCAACTGCATCTACTCTAAAAGGTCTTAAATACTTACAGATGAATGGTTCTGCAGATGTTACTGCATATAATGTAGACTGTTTACTTACTGGTGGTACTTCAGGTGCTAAGGCATACCTTGCAGAAATTGATACTACTAATAAAAGATTATACTATTACCAAAATAGAAAGACTGGATTTAAATCATTTACTGATGGTAGTTCAGGAGCAGCAGAACAGATTAATGGTACTTTACCAACAGGTGGTACCTCTTCTACAGATGCTACACACCCTGTTCAAAATTCAGAATTTGTTGAAGGTAGTGGACAATTGGTATTCCTTGAGAATAGAGCTCCTATTTCAAGAACTGCCTCACAGATTGAAGATATTAAATGTATTATAGAATTCTAATAAGTTCTATAAATATATAAAAAGAGAGAATATAAATGGCTATAACAAATGTAAAAAAATTCGGCGCACCATACTATGATGATTTTGATGAAACAAAGAATTATCATAGGATTTTATTTCGTCCAGGATTTGCAGTCCAGGCAAGAGAATTAACACAATTACAAACTGCACTACAATCTCAAATTGATAAGTTGGGTCAGTATACATTTGCTGATGGTGATAGAGTACTTGGTGGTAAACAAACATTACTTGCTAGTAATTATCAATACATTAAATTAAACGCCACTCATAACAGTGCAGCCATTTCTGCTTATCTTTCCACTTTCTTAGGTAAAGAAATTCAAAATACAGCTGGTCTTAAGGCTAGAGTATTAAATGTAGTTGCAGCAGAAACAGTTAATGGTTCTGCAGAACCTGATACTCTTTATCTTGAATATGTTAATTCTGGTACTAATACAACAACATCAGTCTTTTCAGAGGGTGATGTAATTTCAACCACATCAGGTACAGTAGTAAGTGCCACTATTAGTTCATCAACAGGTAGTGGAGCAGTTGCAAATCCAATTGGGTTTGGTTCTGCATATGCAATTGAAGAAGGTATCTTTTTCGTAAATGGTTCTTTTGTTCACGTACCAGCAGAAACAATCTTACTTGATAAGTACACAAATACTCCTACTTATATTCTCGGTCTAGAAATTACAGGTGGTATTAAATCTAACCTAGATTCAGGTTATGGTGACTTAGTAGATAATGCTACAGGAAGTCCAAATGAATCTGCGCCAGGTGCAAATAGATATGTTATCAATCTAAATCTAATTAAAGAGAATATTAGTTTAGCTAGCAGATCTGTTAATGATTATATTCATTTGGCAGATATTAAAAATGGTATTATAGTAAAGAAAGATGATACTCCAATTAATACTGGGCTTTCAGATAGATTTGAAAGAAGAACAAGTGAAGAATCTGGAGATTATATTCTTGCGCCATTCGTTCTTGATATTAAAGAACATTTAAATGCCAATAATAATAATGGTTATCTAATTCAATCACAAGGTGGTAATGATGCAAAACTTGCAATTGGTATTGAACCAAGTGTTGCATATATCGAAGGCCGTAGAATAGAAAAAACCAAGACTGACCATATAGTAATAGATAAGGGTAGAGGTACATCTGATGAAAGAGTAATTAATGGTATTACTCAATCAGTTGGGTTTGGTAACTATATTAAATTAGACCCTAATGAGTGTGAAGGCACACCAGACATTAATGACTTTACTACAGTAAACTTAAAGAATTCAAGTAGTGCAACTATAGGTACAGCTAGAGCAAGAGGCTTCGAACATGATTCAGCTTCTCCACAACACTTTAGATTATACATCTTTGATGTAACAATGAATTCAGGTCAAAGCTTTAGTTCAGTTCAAAAAGTTTCTCAGGGTACTAACTTTGAAGCTAATTTAGGTGCAAGGAATGGATCTAGCTTAGTTACTACTGGTATTTTAGGAACTAGGTTTGAAACTGGTAATAATAGTTTAGTATATAATCTACCTACATCAGCGGTAAAAACACTAAAGACTGGTGGCAATTTTACTGCTGCTTATAATGTAAGAGTAAAAGTTTCAGGTACTATTTCAGGCACTGGCGTAACTATTAATATGCCGTCAGGAGTTTCACTTGCAAATGATGATGATGTTATTTATCACATCGGAAACCTATCAGCTAATAATGATGCAGTGGCTGCACCGGACTCTATAGTAAGTGGTGTAGGTGGTGGAGCTATAACATTAAGCTCTCTAGGTAGTAATGATGGGGCAAGTATTACCGTTATATGTACTGGTGCTATTACTACAGGTTCAGTAAAAACCAAAACTGCAAAAGATAATGGAAGTACAACACTTACCTATAGTTCATCTCAATCAATTTATGAATTAAATGAAGTTGATATCAGAGAGTTAACAGAAATTAGAGATTCTGCAAATAATGTAGTAACCGATAAGTTTATTTTAGATAACGGGCAAAGAGATTCCTATTATGATAGAGGTAAAGTAATTCTAAAAGGTGGTCAAACTCTTCCTGCGGGTAACTTTACTGTAACCTTTAAATGTTTTACTCATAATGAATCTGGTAATTACTTTTCAGTTGATTCTTATGGTGCGATTCCTTATGCTGACATAGGTTCTTATAACGGCCAATCACTAAGAGATGTTTTAGATTTTAGACCAACGAAAGGTAGGTCAGGAACAACAACAGGCCAAGAGTTTAGTACAGGTGCTGGTCACTCAGGACTTAACATGCTACCTCCAGTTGGCACAATTTCATATAATCTAACTCACTTTGTTGGAAGAATTGATAAGTTATTCTTAGCAAAAGATGGAACATATAAAGTAGTAAAAGGTGAATCAGGACTATATCCTGTTGAACCTGAAGGGCTAGAAAATGCCATTCATCTTTATAATATTAGTTTAAATCCTTATGTCTTTAGTGTAGAAGATGTTAAAGTACAAAAGATTGATAATAAAAGATATACAATGAGAGATATAGGCCAGATTGATTCTCGTGTTAAAAGATTAGAATACTACACTTCACTTTCTCTATTAGAAAAGTCTGCTTCAGAAGCACAACTTTTTGACGGAAGTGGTCAAGCAAGATTTAAAAATGGATTTATTGTAGATGGTTTCTTTGGCCATGGTATCGGAGATGCATCACATCCAGACTATAATGTTTCAGTAGATAGAGATGTAGGTATATTAAGACCTAAGTTTGATGAAAGAAGTATAAATCTCATCAGAAAGACTGGAGATAGTGGAACTGCAGTTAAGTCTGCCAAAGGTGGTATTATTACAATGCCATATACAAATGTAGTTGAACTAAATCAACCATACTCTTCATATGCAGAGTTTGTTAATCCTTATGATGTAGTAATCTGGGACGGAACAGTTAGACTCTCACCAGAATCAGATGAATGGAAAGATGTAGACCAAAGACCAGATATTATCATTGATGATACAAGTGCATTCGACCAGTTTGTTACTGCTGCAGAAAGTGAAGGTATTTTGGGTACAGTATGGAACGAATGGGAAACTAACTGGACGGGAAGGTCAGTAGGTGGTATTATAAGTCAAAGAACACAAAATGTTTCAGGTAGAGAAGGTCAAAGATTAACTGGTGTTGCAAATACTAGAGGTAAGGCTAGGGCAGAAGTTAATACTACTACTAGAGCTGTTACACAAACAGGAACTGCAACTAGAACAGGTCAAGATGCATATGTTGCATTCGACAGAGAGACAAAGGAAATTGGTAATGTAGTAGTTGAAGTTAATTTCATACCATTTATGAGGTCAAGAAAAATCTTCTTTGATGCAGAACTATTAAAACCATCTACTAAATTATATGCATTCTTTAATGGAGTAGATGTTACTGCTTATTGTAGACAAGAATCTTCATTCTCAGAATTCTCAGACCGAGCAAATGTTATCACATATCAAGGTAAGACTTCCCATCCAGGAAGCAGTAGTGGTGCACTAGTATCTGATGCCTCAGGTAGATGTATCGGGTCATTTGTTATTCCTAGAAATGATGTATTAAAATTTAAGGCTGGAACAAGAGAATTTAAACTAACTGATTCAAATGTTAATAATGATGCTAACTCTACTACTAAAGCAGCAGTTAACTTCTATTCACAGGGTGTATTAGAAACATATCAGAAAACAATTATTTCTACTAAAGTTCCTAGAATTGCCTTTAGAGAAGTAAGTGAAACTAATGCAGTTACACAAAGAAGTAGCGAAACAACTCACGAATTAATTAGATACTATGACCCTCTTGCAGAAACATTCGTTGTTAGTACTCAGGGTGGTATCTTTACTACTTCAGTAGACTTATTCTTTGCAATAAAAGATGCTAATATTCCAATTCATGTTTCTATTAGAGAAGTAGAAAATGGTATACCGACTCAAAGAGAAGTGCCAGGAGCATCTACAGTAGTATATCCAACTTCTATTAATGTTGCATCAGATATGACTGCAAATAATGGTGTTGGTAATGCTGACGTTGCAACTACAATTAGTTGGGACCATCCAGTATATCTTAAAGAAGGAACAGAATATGCTATAGTACTTGTTTCTAACTCTAGTGTATATAAAGTATATGTTTCAGAGACTAGTAAGTTTGATTTAACTAATAATGCTTACCGAATTACTAAACAGCCATTTAATGGGGTATTCTTTACTTCTGCAAATGCTTCAACATGGACTCCTGAACAAACTAAAGACCTTAAATTCAAATTAAATAGAGCATCCTTTACAGGTTCATCTGCACAAGTTAATCTAGTTAATGATGTAGTACCACCTAAAGAATTAGTTGCAGATCCATTTATATTCTTATCTAAAGATGCAAGTGCAGATACAACTACAATTAGAGTTCTACACCCAAATCATGGCATGTATGGAACGGATACTCAACATAAAGTTACACTATCTATTCCTACTACTACATCTACTATTAATGGATTAGCTAGAACAGTATTTAATGGCTCTCATGTAGTAACTAAGGCAGAACATGATTCTTATGTACTAGTATTAGATGACCAACAAAGTTCAACAGTAGCAGATGGAAGAAGAGGTGGTGGTGTTGAGATTACAGCTACAGAAAATCAGATGTATGATTTAACCAGACTTAATGCGCAGACACTTGAATTCCCAGGTAATCCTGAAGACCCAACTGACGATGTTACTATTACATTTAGTCATATTGGAATGTCCACGAAATCATTAGATGGAAATAGTGATTCAGCACAAACACTATATACTAATACAGCGTCAGTTCCTATAATTGCAAATCAGAATACTCTACTTGAAGTGCCTAGTGCAGTCGTATCAGAAATTAATAAAACTCATAATAGTATTACTCAACAAGGAACTTATCAGATTAATGCTGTACTAAGTAATAATGGAATTGAAAATCTATCTCCAGTAATTGATTTAAATAGAACATCAGCAATATGTGTTCAGAATAGAATTAATGATGCTACTACTAATGTTGCTGGTTACACTTCTAAGGGTACTTATGTTGCAGAGACTAATGCTACTGGTACCAGTAATGTTGCAAAATATATTACTAAGAAAGTAATACTAAATACAGACGGTAGTAATATAGATATATTCTTAGATACAAATAGACCTACTGGCACCAACATTGATGTTTACTATAAAGCAACAGATGATACTGATATAGACTTTGATGATATTGGCTGGACTCTTGTTAATCCTTTATTGCCACTACCAATTAATCAAAATGAATTCGATTATCACGAAGCACATTATCAGGTGGCTGCAGGATTCCCATTCAATGCTTTCTCTATTAAGATTGTATTAAGAAGTAGTAATAGTTGTTATGTTCCTACAGTTAAAAACCTAAGGGCAATTGCAAATACATAAAATGGAAAGAGTAAAAATAAAAGACAATTTGGAATTAGAACGAGATATCCATAGTAATGCCGTTATAAATACTAATATGAATGGTTACGAAAATCGACTAAATCAAATAAAAAATCAACAGAAGTTCAATGATGAATTTCAAAGTTTAAAGGCCGATATGGCTGAAATAAAAGAACTCCTTAAAACACTAGGTGGTAAATAATGGCAAATGATATAAAAGTTTTAAAGAATAATACTTTAGAAGAATTAAGACAAAAGACAAATGAAGTTTCTTTTAATCAAGGTGATAGTACAACACTTGATGTTACAAGACTAGCAGATAAAGTATTTTCTTATTCAGCTACAACTGCCAATGGTGGAAAATTCTTCGGAAATAGTTTAGTATTTTCTCACTTACCTGAAATAACTATTGATAATACTGGCGGATATATTATCTTAAAGGATAGTACAACTATTCCAGCAAGTTTTGCAACAGATTCTACTCTTTCACAATCAGGTGGATTTAGTGCAACACTAGTAAGTATTTCAATAGTAGATGGCAAAAAGAAACTATTGGTTAAAAATACAAGTGGTACTTTTAATGCTGGTCAAGATTTAACAGATGGTACTGGTAGTATAGGTAATGCAAACGTAATAAGACTTATAGTAGAATCTTATCAAGTAGGCTCTATTAGAGTTACTAAGGCCGGTACAGAGTTAGTACAAGACTTAACTGCTACTGGTTATCATGTTCCTACTATTGCAGGTTCAATAACTCTTACAGGAAGTAATACTCTAACTGATATTACAGAAGGTACATTATCTTATCAAGGTGCTGCTCAAACTACTGTTGCAGGTGTAGAGGCAAATGGTACTTGGTACGGAACAGTTTATCATATTAATGCTACTACTTTACTTGTTAAAACAATAAGTGGTGTATTTGCCGAAGGTAATATAATTAGATTCTTAGGCCTAAGTAATACTATTGCTGGAGCCAATCATGGAAATATTACTAATCTATCTCCTGCTGATTCTCATATAGTAGAACTTAATACACCAGCTACTAATGGTCAGGCAGTAAAAGTTATTACTGGAGATATCATAGATGCAGTTAATGAATTGCAAGATGATATTGGAACAGTAGAAAATTTACAATCAAGATATTCAACAAAGGAAGTAGTAACTGCACTTAACCAAATTGATACACATCTATATGATAGTGGAGTATCATTCACTGGTCTATCAGCTAACGACTTTAAAGCAGGTATTAATGAACTAAGAGCAGAACTTGGTAATCATAATGATATTAATAATGCTACTGGTTATACAGCAACAACAGCTGTAACTGGTATCACAGAAATCCAAGGCGATATCGGTGATGTTACATCATTAACCACATCACATAAAGCTACTTTGGTTGGAGCCATCGGAGAAATTGAAGCAGTATTCGATGCATCAACACATGAGATTAGTGCAGGTTCAAATGCATTTAATATTACATCTGGGACATTTACTATTGATTCTGCTGGAGATGTTATATTAGATTCGGGTGCTGGTAATTTAACACTAAAGGCCGGTGGTACTCAATATGGAGAAATAGACAAAGTAAGTGGTACCAATAATATTCTTATTAAATCTGGTACTTCTACAATGATAACAGGTAATGGTGCCAATGCAACCTTTGCCAATAACTTAACAGTCACAAATGACCTAGATGTTGATAACAATTTAAATGTAGATGGTCAAGGTGTTATTGATTTAACTCTATCGGTAGGTGGACTTGCAAGTCTTAATGGTGGTATTGCAGTAGATGGTACTGCATTCACAGTTGCAAACACTAGTGGTAATACATCTATTGCAGGAACACTTGGAGTTACAGGTGCAACTACTCTAACAGGTAATTTAGCTACTCAAGGTAATAATACTCTAGGTAATGGTACAGGAGATGATACAACAGTCTCTGGAGACTTAACAGTTAATGTTAATACACTATTAAGTGGAACAGTTAACATTGACGGTGCTACAGATATTGATTCTACTCTTGATGTTCTTAACGGAACAACTCTAAGAAGTACACTAGATGTAAATGGTGTTACTAACTTTAATAGTACTACTCAATCTACAAGTACAACTACAGGTGCAGTTAGAATTGACGGCGGTGTTGGAATTGCAAAGGATACTTATGTTGGTGGAAATCTTGATGTAACAGGTACATTAGATATTGGTGCACTAACAACGACAGCACAAACAGTAAAATTGGCTATCAATGAATTACAATCAGAAATTGGTTCTGCAAATTTCGTCGGAGATATTACAAATGGTGCAGGTTCAGTAACAGCGGCAATTGGTTTAATAGAAACAGAGATTGGTAATGATGAAGGATATAGAGCCACAGGTAGTGAAGCAATTACTTATGGTGCAACAACAATTTCTGGAGTATTAGTAAATCTTAATGATGAACTAGATGCTCTGAATGGACTTAATCTCACTGCAGGTAGTGGTCTTACAGGTGGCGGAACACTTGCATCCAATAGAACATTCAATGTAGGTCAAGGAACAGGTATTAATGTTACGGCCGATGCAGTAGGTATTGCAAATGGGGGAGTTGGAACAACTCAACTAGCAACAGATGCAGTTACAACTATTAAGATTACAGATGGTAATGTAACTAATGCTAAACTTGATAATTCTACTATTACTATTGGTGCAGAAAGTGGAACTGCTCATGCAATTGCTCTTGGAGAAACTCTAACAGTAAGTGCTGGTGAAGGTATTAACACTAATATTAATGATAACACATTACAGATATCTGGAGAGGATGCATCAACTACTAATAAAGGTGTTGCTAAATTTACATCTACTGACTTTACAGTTTCAAGTGGCACAGTATCATTAAAAGATGAGGCTATTCAAGATATAGTCGGATTGATGGTTAATAGTTCTAGTGAAGATGGAATTAGTGTTACCTATGATGATACAAGTGGAAAACTTCACTTTGATATAGATGATGATGGTGATGATGGTGTAATGAGATTATCACAAGACCAAGAAATTTCTGGAACAAAGACATTTACTGGAACAATAAATTTATCAGGTGGTTCTCTCATACTAGGTGGAGGAGCTGGTAGTGCCCAAACATTTAATACGGCATTCATAACATTAAATTCAACTGCAAGTACAGAAGGTTTAAAAGTAGATAGAAGTGCAATTACTGCTAATAGTGTTCAACCAACAGTAGATGCCGTATTACAATGGAGCGAGGGTAGAGTAGGCACAGGTGCTAATAATACTTCTCATAGAGCTTGGCAACTAGCTGGACTTACTAATGATAATGCTCCTGTTGCTAATACTGCTGACGTAGTTACTTTCTACAATGCAAAAGATTTAATTACTTCCAATACAGAAACTGCTATTACAGTAGGTTGGGATTCTACTAATCAGAACTTTGATTTTGGTGTAAATGTAGATAATTCCTCTATTGAAGTAAGTAGTAATAATCTAAGAGTTAAGGCTCTTGGTATTACTAATGCAATGTTGGCCGGAAGTATTGCTGCAAGTAAACTTGCAGGAAGTATTGGAAATTCTAAATTAACTAATTCAAGTATTACAATTGGTAATAGTACAATCGCACTAGGTAGTTCAGATACTACTCTTACAGGGTTAACAGACATTGATTTAACTGCAGGTAGTAAAACAATCTTTGACGGAGTTGGTGCAAACAATTTAACTATTGGTGCTAATACAACGTCCGTTATTATTGCAGGTAACTTAGAAGTTCAAGGAACAACGACATATCTCAATACTACAAATGTAGAAATTACAGATAAAAATATTCTATTAGGTAAAGGTTCTACTACTGGTACTGCAAATACTGGAACCGGAATTACCTTTGGTGAATATGCGGCCGCTGCAACATTTAATTATAATCATACAGGAACTAAATTAGAGTCTAATAAAAATATTCAGGCTCCTACATTCCTTGGTAATCTTGCTGCATCTTATCTAACTGGAACAATTGCAGATGCTAGATTGCCAAATAGTATTTCATCAAGTATTACAGGTAATGCTGCTACTGCAACTCAAGTTTATGTAACAGAAAACAATACAGAGAGTGCTAATTTAAGATTATTATTCCATGATGGAACTGGGACAGGAAATAGTGGAGTTGAACATGATGATAACTTACTATACAATCCAAGCTCAAATACATTAACTGCTGGAACATTTAGTGGTAACATTGCATGGGGTAATGTAACTGGTAAACCAACACTAGATAATTATAACTATTGGACACTACAGGCCGACTCGGGTAGTAACGATAATATTACATCAACTGAAGTTGTAGATTTCCAAGGTGGTAATGCAATTTCTACTGTTGCAAATACTAATGGTATTGAAATAAAATTAGATAGTAATTCTATTGCAGTAGATGAATTAAATTGTGCAGATGGAAGTGCTGGCCAAGTATTACAGACAGATGGTGCTGGTACTCTATCTTTTGGTTCAGTATCAACAGCAAATAACTTTGTTACTGGTGCTTCATGGAATACTGGTAATGGTGTTCTTACACTTTCACGTCAAGGGCTATCTGCAGTAACTGTTGACCTAGATGGAAGATACTTAACAACAGACCAATCTCAAGCAACAGTATTTCAAGTTGAAAACGATGCAAGTACAGACCAATTCTCAGTAGGTCATGGAGATGGGATAGAGTTTGCTGCAGGTGGTAATTTATCAGTTGCATTTGATGCATCACAAAAGAAAGTCACTTATTCATATACAACACCAGCTGATGATAATACAACATACTTACTAAAAGCACAACAGACAGATGGTAATAATACAAATCCAAATCTATTCTTAGACGCGTCAACTGGAGCTGATGATACTATTAAATTAGTAGGTAGTGGTGAAACAACAGTAACTAGAAATAATGATGGTCAGATTACATTTAATACCCCAAGTCCAGGCAATGGTATTCTTACTTTAAGTACAAGTGCTGGTCTTGATGGATCTGCAACATTTTCTGCAAACCAAGCTGGGGCATCTAGTTATAATGTTTCACTAGATTTATCTGAACTTGATGATATGACTGCTGATGTTGACGGTTCAGCAGATGAACTTATACTATTAGACAATAGCGCAGAAAGAAGAAAGCGTATTGGAGAAATCAAGCTAGGTCAGTTTGTTAATGACCAAGGTTGGACATCACACATTGGTGATATTACAAGAGTTAATATTACAGCTGGTAAGGGTTTACTTGGAACACAAGATACTACTTCAGGAGAACACACTCAAACATTAAAAGTTAATTTTATTGATGAAACATCAAGAGCTGTAACTGCACAAAGTATTACAACAACAGCAAATAGAACATATGCTGTAATGCCAGATGCTGATAATGATTTAGTTGTTAACGTACCATGGGTAAATACTCAATATGGTCGTGCGACTTCAACTGCTCTTGGTTTAGTAGAACTAAGATATGATACAGAACAAACAGTTGCTGCAGAACCAGCCTCAAGTACAGCAAATA